TCAAGACCTGAGCAATCGCAAGCTATTCCTCGCGTCAGATATTACCCAGGACATAGTATCAGATATTGTCAGAAACATTCTGCAATATAACACGGAAGACAAGGAAATTCCTACCGAAGAGAGGAAACCAATCTTCCTTTACCTCGTATCGCGTGGCGGCGAGGTGGACGCAGGGTTCCAACTCATTGACACTATCCTGCACAGCAAGACACCTGTATATACGATTAACACAGGCTATCAGTATAGTATGGGCTTCTTAATCGGACTCGCTGGACACAAGAGATTTGGAACTCCAAACGCAAAGTATCTCATGCACGATGGAACCTACGCTGTGTGTAACTCAAGCACAAAGATTAGAGACCATATGAAGTTCCAGGAGCGCGAAGACGAAAGACTGAAGCAGTACATTCTTGAACACAGCAATATCACAGCAGACGAATACGACGCTAACCTCAGAGTTGAATGGTATATGTTCGCAGATGAGGCAAAGCAAAAGGGGTTCGTGGACTATATTATCGGTCAGGACTGTGATATTGATATGGTGATTTAAGGAGTATTTATGGCACAAACAAAGAAGCGAGGGGACGAGCATTTGTCCCCTCCAGACAAGCTAGACAAGTTCCCGTTCTACGGATACGAACTTGACGATGAACAATTGATATTTGCCAACTCAATTTGGGATAGTGGCAAAGACATCATTTTCTGTAATGCATGTGCAGGAACGGGCAAAACAACAGTTGCTACAGGTGTTGCGAATATGTTGGTTAAGTACGGGTTTTACGAAAACATCATATACATAATGTCTCCGTATGGAGAACGCAAGCAAGGATGGCTGCCTGGAACAATTACAGAAAAGAGCTCAGTATATTTTGAAGCGTTTTATCAGGCATTAAAGAATTGTGATATCAACCCGATGACATCCATCAACGATGACACTATGGTAAATCAGAAGACAGGAAGAGGATATATCACTTGTATCACTGATACCTTTTTAAGAGGGTCAACATTAGATAATGCTGTTGTAATCATTGATGAAGCGCAAAACTATACTACGGCTCAGTTAAAAAAGACGCTAACAAGAATTGGCTCACACTCAAAGGTGGTTGTAATTGGGCATGATTTGCAATGCGACCTTGACAATCCACGACTAAGTGGGTTTATCAAGTATCTAAACCATTTCAAAACCAAAGAAAGGACTGCGATTTGCAGTCTGACAACCAATCATCGTAGTTGGATAAGCCAGTATGCTGACGAGCTAGCGGAATAAGGCGGTGAAAAATGGAGAATAAATTAACAGTGTTAGTAGATGTAGACAATGTATTGGAGAATCTCAACGAAGCGTGGGTAAATGCTGTTAATGAAAAGTATGGCACTACAACCTCACCAGAAGATATAGCTTCTTGGGACATCGAACAATACTTCGAAGGTCTTTCGAGAACACAGGTTTTCTCTCCGTTGCATGATGAGAGCTTCTGGGAAAGGCTTGAACCAATAGGCGGCGCTTCTGAGTATCTGAAGAAACTTATTGATGACGGGCATCAGGTAGTTCTAGTTACCTCTTCTCATCCAGACACGATTAAATATAAGTACAGCTTCATCAATAGATATTTCCCATTTATCTCATTCAAAGACATTATTTTTACTTCCAAGAAACAGATGGTTCGTGGAGATGTGATGATTGATGATGCGCCTCATAATCTTGAGGGAGGTAGATATATCGGTTTGCTGATGGACTCACCGCATAACAGGGAATATGACGCCGAAGAACGGGGTTTTATCCGAGTAAGTAACTGGGAACAGATTTATAAAGTGATTAATGATATCGCTAGAAAGGAGTAACAATGCCTATTTTGTATTCTACTGGATGCCCAAGATGCAAGGTTCTTGAAAAGAAACTAGAAAGCAATGGTATAGCTTATGAAAAGAATAACTCAGTTGATGAAATGCTTGAATTGGGAATATCAGAAGTACCTGTGTTAAGTGTATATGGTCAATTGCTTAATTTTTCAGAAGCAGTCGATTGGATAAATAATCAATAAGGGGGAGTGAATAAATGAACATTAACATCGAACTGAAGCGTAACTTTGTCAATGCATACAACAAGATGCAGAACGATTACGGTGAAGAGATGGCTACTATTAACGGATTTGCAGCAAGGCAGTTGAGCTACACAGATTTCATAGACAACTTTATTGACTCTGATACCGTAGCAGATGCTTCCGTTGACGGCAACGCTAACGTTGGTCAAAAGGACATTGTCACGCTGATGAATGAGATGCCAAAACCACACCAGAAGTTGCTTGCCTTTAACAAAATCTTCTATGAGATGAACAAGAAGTACGGTTTTAAGGCGGCAAATGACTGGCTGAAGAACGAATGGGACGGGCATTTGTACTTGCACGATGCAAACTCGTCATCGTTTGTACATTACTGCTTCGCGTATGACTTGAAGGATTTGGCTGAAAAGGGGCTCTTCTTCATTGAGAACTTTAACGCCGAACCGCCAAAACACCTGACGACATTTATTGATTTCGTCAAAGAATATGTCAGCTACGCATCTAATCGTAGCTCGGGTGAAACTGCGCCCGCTTGTCTCTTTTCCACGAATCAGTGGGGTTGCTATACAGCAGCTAACGGGGAAGGCTAAACGTGAGCTTAACGCAAGCTAATCCCGTGGGAAGTATCAGTAAGGATATTTATGTCATTAAGAATGATGTCAATGATAAGCTTTATGTCGGTCAATCAAAGGATGTTAAGGAAAGATTTAGGAGCCACTGCAAGAAGAATAATACGGTTTCGCTTCTTGATGATGCAATCCAAGAGTATGGGAAAGAACATTTTTGGTATGAGATTCTTGAAGAACAAGTATCAGACGCAGATAACAGAGAAAAGTATTGGATTAAAAGATTGGGAACGCTTACCCCAAACGGATATAACATTATGGAAGGTGGCTCAGCACCGCCGTGCTACTCTGGGGAAGACAACCACAATGTAGTAATATCAGATGTTGATGTAGACAAATTAATGTGGGACTTAGCAAACACAGACGAGTCTCTAAGTTGTCTCGGGCACAAGTACGGCATATCCAAAAGACAGGTGATGAGAATTAACGATGGAAGTAGCCGTAAAAAACCTAATGTCGATTACCCGATTAGAAAGGTTCCGAACGCCTGTGGCAAATTAACTGAGGAAGATGTAGATAAAATTATCCACCTCTTAAAATATACATACCGTTTTTACGGAGACATCGGGAGAGAGTTTGGCGTTGGTTCACACTCTATCCAGTTTATAAACGATGGCATTACACATCGTCGGGACGATATCAATTATCCAATAAGGGACTGGAAAAGCAGCGGAGTTATTCTTTTCACATACGAGCAAGTAACAGAAATCATTGACAAACTTAAAAACACTGATATAAGCATAAATAAACTGGCAAAAGAGTATGGGGTTAACTCAAACTCAATATACAAGATAAACAGAGGTACTGCGAAAAAATATCGCAGGGAAGGGGTAAAATACCCTATTAGACCTTACTGATAAAGCCTGTAACGACTATCTCCGTTAAGGAGAGTAGGGGTGCTATTGATACGCACTTCGAAAGAGAGACCCCGCCATCGGAGGTGGCGGTAAAATATAGTCTACCTGCATTGAAAAATGCAGAGTCCAGCGGCAGTTGGGCTTCCAAACCTTATCCCGTATATGTATTATTTTTGGGATAGGGACGTAAAGAACAATTATTACACAGAAACACCTGAGAAATATGCAAAGCAGAACATACAGCGTCTCTGCTATGCGTTAAATCAACCATATACAAGAAACGGAATTCAATCTGCGTAAATGTTTGCGCCTATATCTGGTGACAGGTATAGCAAACTTTGTGAATTGCTGAAACATCTCTCGGAGATAATTAGCAGCCCAGCCTCTAAAGAGGAAGGTTCAGAGACTATCCCGAAAGGGAGTACGCCGTAAGCTATTGGCGGTGGAAGTGCAAAGGAACTACAAATGTAGCTCGTGATATAGTCCGCTCTCTATGGCGACATAGAGCAGTCAATTTGACGGCAATGGTGTAGCGAACCATTGTGAACATAAAGGTTACAAACACTAGTGTTTTCGACCATCCGTATCTTGAAGCGCTGTTTGGCGGAGCAGAGTTCCCCGACGGAGCATTTATGATTGACGAAATTGAAGGTATTATGGATTTCCAGAAGATTTATCTGGAAACTATGTCCGAGATTCGTTCTCACAACATGATGACATTCCCAGTCAACTCCATCTCTTTGCTGAGACAGGATGGGAAATTTATCGACGAAGAGTTTGCCAGATACGCCTGTGAACACAATCGCAAATGGAGCGATAGTAATTTGTTCATTGACTCGTCTGTTACAAGCCTGTCGAATTGTTGTCGCTTAAAGTCCGATATAAAGAACCTTGGATACTTTAACTCTATCGGTGGTACGGCTCTAAAGGTTGGCTCTGTTAAAGTAAGCACAGTCAATCTAGCGAGGCTTGCGCTGGAGAGTAAGGACGAGGACGATTATATCAAATCATTGGAACAACTTGTATGGCTTGACTTGCAAGTTTTGGATTGTGTGAGAGATATCATTAAGCGCAACGTTGATAAAAGACTTCTCAAGAACTTTACACTTGGATTAGTCGACTTTCAACATTTGTATAATACCATAGGATTCTTGGGTGTATATGAAACAATGAAAACGTTCGGTTATACACGAACTGATGAATTCGGCAATACATACTACACAGAAGAAGCAGAGAAGTTTGGTAAGAAAATTTTTGACGCCATCCATAACGTCAAAAACGAATTTATGAAAGGTGTTGATTACCAAGTTAACTGCGAGCAAATCCCGGGCGAAACAGCAGCGGCAAAGTTGATGAAAAAAGACAAGTTCTTCTTCCCCAGAAATACTGTAATAGACCTCCCGCTGTACGGTAATCAGTTCCTTCCTCTTGGAATTAAAGCAACGTTACAAGAGCGTATCAGAGTTGCGTCATTGTTTGACGGTTTTTGCAACGGTGGTAGCATTCTTCATATAAATATTGACGCACCGTTCAGCTCGCCTGAAGCCGCGTGGGATATGATGAATTATGTAGCCGACCAAGGCGTTACATATTTCGCGTTTAACACAAAAATCCAGGCATGTAAGCACAACCATGCGTTCTATGGAACTACTTGCCCGTACTGCGGAGAACCAGTTTATACAGAATATAGTCGTATAGTTGGGTTCTTTGTTCCGGTTGTATCTTATTCCAAAGAGAGGACTGCCGAATTCAAATTAAGAGAATGGGAGAATGTAAATGGAACAAGTGGAAAAGAAGCTCTTGGAGCTTGACGAAGACTTTATCGTAATCGGAATTCCTGCGAATACAGTAGAGATAGAGCTTAGCGCAAAGGTTTGGCACGACGGCAAGATTATAACTGTAAAAAGAACACTTCCGTTTAACGAAGTTAAAGAGGCGTTCAATGAAGCTAGCAAGGGATATATCCCATCAGATGCAGTTTTTGTATTGAATCCCAATGCCCCTAAAAGCAAAGTAGAGCAGCTCGTTCAAACGTATTTAGACAGAGCAGAGGAAGAATGCGGTGAAGATTAAGGGTATCATTGACGAGGATTTTGTCAATTACAAACTCCCGAGCATGGTAATTATGACACCGAGCTGCACTTTTAAGTGCGACAAAGAAAGCGGAAAGCAAGTGTGCCAAAACGGTGCGCTTGCTACCGCGCCAAGTATCAATATCGGAGTTCACTCTTTGATATATCGGTACTTGCACAATCCAATAACCAGGGCAATTGTAATCGCTGGGCTTGAGCCATTCGACAGTTTTGGAGAAGTAGCAGAATTTATCACTGTACTGCGTAAAGAATATAAGTGTGACGACGACATTGTTATCTACACTGGATATAAAAAAGAGGAATCCGAGCATTGGATTCAATGTCTCCAAACGTTTGCAAACATAGTAGTTAAGTTTGGCAGATTTATTCCAGACCAGCAAAGCCATTATGATGAAGTCCTTGGTGTAAAATTAGCATCAGACAATCAATTCGCAGAACGAATCAGTTAGGAGAGATTATGATGGAAGAAAGAATCAGAATCGGATTCAATTACACAGACGTATGGGGGAACGAATATAGTTCCGAATCCTACGAAAGACCGCTTGATGATGAAAATGAGATTGAAGTTATCGGCAGACAGTTTAACACATTTCTCGCACAGTGCGGATATATCAGAAAAGGCACAGCTATGCTTATGGATTCATTAACAGAAGACGAGCTGTGGGCTGTAGTGGATTTCCTCAGAGATTACAGATATGACAAACAGGATAGTGAGGCAGAAGATGCAGGAGAATAATACGGGCAAGAAGCTGGCTGAGGCTTTTAGAAGCATTTGTTTAACACTGACGGTTTTATTCACAGCTTTTAGAGCATGTGGCGTAAACGACTGGAATTGGTATTGGGTTGTCTCGCCGCTGTTGGTATATTATACTGTCCATATAATTGCGCTTCTCTTTCTTGGGCTCGTCAAGGTTGGCGAAACCACAAAAGGTAACAAGTCAAATGAGAATCATCACAAATCCTGACAAAGAGTATGCCAGAGAGATAAGGAAACAAATCAAGGCTAACTCTGGCTATTGCCCCTGCCGCCTCGAAAAGAACAAAGACACAAAATGCATGTGCAAAGAGTTTAGAGAGCAAGAGAGCGGAATGTGTCATTGTGGGTTATACATAAAGGTTGAGTAATATGGCGAAGAAAGCAAAAGAAAAAGTACTTCCTGTGTGGAATGTGTTCCGTGAGGATTTCAATGGTAAGAGAATTTACGAGTACAATATATTCAAACACGGGAGCTTTATCAAAGAATGTGAAGAAATCTTCAAAAAGTATAAAGGAGACCGTGAAACAATCGAAGAAAAGGTCAAACGTAGTTTGATGTATTACTTCTGGTGCAAATGTGAACACGAAGTCATTATTACGGGATTCCCGACTACTTCAACAGAGCGCAAGGTTGATATATACACCCAAGTTCTTATGAACTGGGAAAGGTTTTTCGAGTATATCTGGAATAACCAAGATAAATTTTTCTGATACATAGGAGGCAACTATTGAATATCAATATCAATATCAAGAAATTAAACGAGCGAGCGGTAATACCAACGAGAGGTTCAGAATACGCTGCTGGGTATGATTTGTATGCACTGAATGGTGACACAATCGCCCCCGGCGTAACATCGAAAATCAGCACTGGCATTGCCCTTGAAGTCCCAGAAGGTTTCTTCGGTGCAATCTTTGCAAGGAGTGGACTGGCTACAAAGCAGGGGCTCAGACCGGCAAACTGTGTAGGTGTAATTGACTCAGACTACAGAGGAGAGGTAATTGTGGCGCTTCACAATGACTCTCAAGAAGACAGTGAAGTTTGTGCTGGCGACAGAATTGCGCAGCTTGTGATTGTGCCATTCTTACCTGTGGAGTTTACAGAAGTAGACGAGCTTTCTGATACAGCTCGCGGCACTGGTGGATTTGGTAGCACAGGCGTTTCCACTCCAACAACAGAAAAGTGGGAACAGCTCAACTTGTTTGACCACTTATACAAACCGAGTGATACTGTTTATACTTTGACCACTGATTAAACCCCACCGCCAAAAAAAAGGAGCGGGGCATCAAAACCTCGCTCCTATACATAAGGAGAACTATATGTTAAATGATTCATTTTCGAATTACCCAGACATTGTAACTCCGAAAGAAATACAAGATATGCTCAGAATCGGTAGGAACACAGTCTACGAGTTATTAAAGTCTGGGGAAATAAAAAGCTTGCGTGTAGGCAAGAAATACATAATACCCAAATCCAGTGTGATAAACTTCTTGCAAACAGCGGGGTAAGGTGCTATTATTATAGTTATAACAAAAGCTGTTTGCCAACGTGAAAGGAGTAGCATATGGCAAACAAAATTAAAGGCAGTCTGGCAACAAGGTATGGAACTTTCTATGCTGTTATCAGTCTGCGAGATATAAATGGCAAGCGAAAGCAAAAATGGATACCAACCGGTCTTAAAATCAAAGGCAATAAGAAGAAAGCAACGGAGTTCCTTAACGCAAAAATCCAAGAGTACGAGTCGCTACACCTCCAATATTATACGGGAATAACATTAGCGCAGTATTTCTCTATGTGGCTAGAAGAAGTAAAAAACGATGTGCGCCCAAATACTTACCGCAATTATGCAGGTAATATGAAAAACCATATCATACCCTACTTTGAAGCGACAAAGATTAAGTTACAAGAACTAACGCCGCTCGACCTTACAACGTATTATGAGAAGATGAAAAAGACATCTCTCTCAGCCACGACGATTAAGCACCATCATCAGAACATTAGTAAGGCATTGTCGGACGCTGTAGCAAAAGGATACATTGCAGTCAATCCAGCTACAGCAGCTAAGAAACCGAAAGAGCGAAAGTTCCAAGCAGAGTTCCTCAACTATTCCCAGTTGGAAGAATTGCTGAACCTATTTGCAAGCTCTACGGTTTACGTGCCTGTGTTACTATGTGTGATATATGGATTCCGCAGAAGCGAGGTATGCGGATTAAAGTGGCACAACATTGATTTTGAAAAAGGAACAATCCATATTTGCGAAACGCTTCAACAGTCAACCAAAGCATTAACAGGAGATTCAAATTACACAGACGACACAAAGACAGACAGCAGTAACAGAACGTTGCCAATCACAAGCAAGGCTCGTGAGTTACTTATTCGGCAGAAAAAAATCCAGACCGAGAACAAGGAGTTCCTTGGGTCTGGATACATTGAAACCGACTATGTTTGCACTCTTAGCAACGGTAAGGAAATAACGCCTAACTATCTATCAAAGCAATTCCACAAGGTTATAGAGAACAGCGACCTCCCACAAATCAGACTTCACGATTTGAGACACAGCGTAGCCTCAAATTTGCTGAACGACGGATTCACGGTAGTGCAAGTAGCCGATTGGTTAGGGCATAGCAGTAGCAATACGACACTAAAATTTTATGCCCACAACGACAAAACTTCCAAGATGGCAATTGCAGAAAAGCTGGATAGTGTTAGCTAAGTGTTAGATGTAAACACCAATTTGTTAGATATTTGTTAGATGTAACGGGGTATAGCCCGTTGGCAGAAAAAGAGAAACCCTCAAAAACGGCTTGTCTAAGCCATTCTTGAAGGTCTGAGGTGGCAGGGGCAGAAGGACTTGAACCCTCGGCACGCGGTTTTGGAGACGACGCCCGCGTGTTTTACACCGTATTTTACTGTGAATTTCTGTGTTATTTGTACAAGAAATAGGCTTTGAAATTGTATATAATAGCCTACAAAAACTATATCGTAGGAATATTTCGAGCACGTTTGTTAGATATTTTGTTAGATGTTCAAACAGCTTTTGTTATAACTATATGCCGCAGATAAGCGGCAAAAAAAAGGCAGACTGGAATCAACCAATCTGCCTTAAATTTTTGTTTGTAATATTAATCTTCGCTGTCGTTTTGGACTGCTTCATCGTCCGAGTAGTCCTTTGCGTCGATTGTGTAATCAATTTGCTTAATAACAATAAAGTCCGATTTCGCATAGTCTGAGTTCAGCATACTTTCCACGTAAGTATCAAGCTCTTCTTTCGTCTCAAACTCTATTGGACATGTAGCGCCGTCAATAGTAGTGGTTAGATACTGATACAAAGACTTGTAATCGTCTTTCTTTGCCTTAACAATCATAATCCTATACATAGTACACCAACTTACTTCGACAAAGTAATCTGTAGCTTATCAAGGTTGATGCCGTATGAGCCAGCGTATCCGTCCTGACCGTTAGAGGTCTCGTTGTCGTACTGCCAATCGAAATAGTTGGTCGAATACGAAGGAGATACTCTATATTTCGCTCTTAAATACCCAGTGCTTTTTACAACATCTGACGGCGTATAGTAATAAACCTCAATGGCATCGATAGGCTTAAGGTCTCCTGCGTAGCCGTTGTCATTGTCGTTTGCGTTATATCCCGTAACATACGGGAGCCATTTTCCGCCGCTGATATGTACACGATATTTAACAGTACCCTTACTCGGTTTAATCATAACATCAGTTATGGGAGAACCCTCCACGCCAGCGTAATCATTAAGGTTTGTTATCTCGCCGTACCACTTACCATTAGCACGCACACGATATTTAATTGACGGAATATCATCTTTATCGTCTTTGTCACTTGTAGTTGGTGTTGGCGTCGGAGTAGCGGTCGGCGTCGATTCTGTGCCACTAGACTTTTTATACCCATTATACCCACCGTTTTTAATAATAGTAGGATAATCCTTATAAGCAATATTCTGGTCAATAGTACCGACACCAGCGATGGATGGACTGTCGATGTAGTTAGTCTCACCACCATATTGCCACATTCCTAAACGGTCGTATTTGTACGAACTAGGCTTAGTATACCACTGTGCGAACCAACAGTCATAGTCATTGCGAATATGACTAGAGAGCATTGAAAGCTCATCATACCCAGTGTAAATCATAGGATAGTATCCTAAATCAGCCAAGCCATCAAGAATGATAGTTGCAACATTTGTTAGATTGCTTGAATTCCAACCACCATTATTCTTAACGTAGTCAGAATATTCCATGTCTAACGCAACTGGTAGTGTTGGGTAATAGCCTTTCGCTCTTTGTTCTTTAAGTAATCTGTCTATATGAGCGAGCTCGCTTTTTGCGTCATTAATAGAGCAAGCATAGCTAAAAAGATATACGCCCCATGGCATCCCAAGGGACTCTGCTTTTGCCACATTAGTGGCAAACCTACTATCATCATTGCTGGTGCTGTTATTACCGAACCCACAGCGAATCATTACCCAGTTGTATCCAGCCGCCTTGACTTTAGAAAGGTTGATGTCACCATTCCAATATGAAATATCTACACCCTTTGTATTTACGATACTTGCCATATTATCACCTCATTAAACAATCGTGATAAGAAGTTTGTCCATTGCCACCCCAAAAGCTCCAGCATAACCGTCCATTCCTTTATCTGTGTCTGTGTCACTTTGCCAGTCATAGTATGTTGAGGAACTGACGGGGGATACTTTGTAAGTTGCACGATAAATAAATCCTGCGTTTCTATCAGCACTTGGCGTTGTGTAATATACACGAAGCGCATCAATCGGCTTGCCGATACCAGCGTAGCCATTGTCATAGTCATCCGTATCGTATCCAGTTACTTTTCCGAGCCAGTTGCCTCCCTTTACATGGGCTTCATACCAAACAGTTCCTTTATCAACTTTAATCGCCACATCAGTAATTGCATGATTTTCGATACCTGCATAATCTTGAAGATTGACAACAGCAGGAAGCCAGCCATCTTCATTTGTACGGACGCGATAGGTAACATTTGGTTTGATTCCAGCTTTGTCTTTAGGCGAAGTTTGAGTTGATGAAGATGAAGCGTTTGATTGATTTGAAGAGGCGCTAGACGTACTATACTTAGGACGACCCGCGCAAGAAATTTGAGAATCATAACGAGTTCTAATAGCACATTCTCCATATGCGGAATTCCCTGTGTTGCCCTCGATAGTAGTATAGGAGCCGTCGCCGTTATTGCTGATAATAATGCCAACATGGTCAAGGGTATAGACACCGGGCACGCTGGAGCTAGAATCGTTGCTCCAATGGAAGAACACAACATCGCCAGCCTTATATCCGCTCTTAACCAATTGTCCTTTATCATAAAAGCCTCTTGCAAGAACACCGCAGTTTGCAGATTTTACGGGGATAAGGGAATCTGCACCAGCCTGATGGAACCAGTAGCACACTGTAGCGGCGCACCACGCAACATCTCCGCCTACGGTATATCCGTAGAACCAGTTATTTGGCGTACAAGAATAAGCCGACGCTTTATAACCTTCAAGTTTTTTTGCGGTTGAAATTAATTGACTTGCAGTAATAGCCATACAAAAACCTCCTTAAATAACATAAGCCCGCCGAATTAACGACGGGCATATAACGAATGTGAAATTATGATTAATAATCTTTCGGCTCGGTGTAAGTCATAGCCTGAGAGCTGTCGGTAATACCTGCGGTCGTTGGGTCAACGACTACGCCGAGAATGCCAAGCAGCACAAACACCGTATTAACAATGGCGATAAGGTTGTTACCAACATCGCCAAAATCAAGCTCTACACCGAAAGTTCTCATAACGAGCTGGATAAGCACCAGCACGGTCGGAATAAGTGAAAGCCAAAACGTCTTGTTCTTAATTCTTACTTTCCAGTTAATGTTCATAACCTAACCTCCTAGTCTTTTGTTGGTAGGTCTAATGCCAGTTTACAACGTTCGGTTGCATAAGTATCTCCGCCTAAATTATGATAGGCGGTGTACATATCCTTCAGATTCATTCTGTCCACTGTTGTAATATATCCACGCGCTAGACATACATCAACAAGTTGTAAAATATTATTTCTCAGGCTTGCCTGAGTTCCTTCAGCGATTTGCGCTAACAATTCGCTTTGTTGATTTTGCGTCTCCTCAATACGGCGGATACTTTCCGCTGTCTCGTCTGTGTCATTAATTCCTTTCATCCAGCCAATCAGCTTAGTCCTAATCGGCTTTATAATTAATGTGAGCAGCGTAATGGCAGAAACTGTATAGCCGATGCACGCACCGACAAACTGAATTGTTTCCATTGGAATCACTTCCTCTTTATAAAATTGAATTTTGGTATAAATCTGTAATGTGGTTTTTCCTCTCCAAACAACCAGTGTCTCAACCAATCATCAAGCATAATTGCAAAAAACGAGATAAAAAACCAGATTACTGAAAATGGCAAACATATCTGTCCAAGAATATTAAATGGGATATTACTGTAATCCCAGACGTGGAGCCCGAATACTATATTAATAATCACTCCAGAAACGAATTCAATAATTGTGATACCGATAGCACAGATAAACATTTGTTTCCACACCAGCATATCCCAATCAAATACCTCATTAATACTCCCACAAAATAAAAAGCAGAGACCTCCCACCAAGAACATTGTCCAGTGAGTTCTGCCTCTGTAAATCAATTCTATACCACAATACACAGCTCCGCCTATAAAGAATAACACTGTGTATTTAATGATATTATTCAGGATTGTTTTCATTTTCTTGCTCGTTCATTTGTTTAAGCATCTCTTTTAGCACATCAGACTGATATTCTTCTGGAATGTCAATACCATATTGAACTGCGCCGATAGCGCGTACAGAATTCATGGATTCAATATACGCCCTCAACGAACTAAAGTAGGTAACTTGGAATGATTTGAACTCAGTTGCCTTTTGAATAACGTTCAGCATATCGGTTGCACTGTAGTATCTACACAATTCACTATCGGCGTGATACGGAA